CAACTCGCAGTATCGATTCGGACTTTACGCAACGAACGAAACCCTCGCCTGCAAAATCAACCCGAGTTAGTGAACGTGAACAACCAAGGCCCAGAAGTGAAATCCGTGGACGGGAATGTGACGTTTGCGGAGAACTCCAGGGAGAAGTTCAGGGTTGCGACCAGGCCAGAAGCGGGGCGGGCAATTCCCCATCGCGGAGAAGTCGAAGCCTGGACCCAGGTGTTGATTGGCGCTGAACCAGAGGAGAGAGGGGTCGCAGAAGCCGTGACCAAGCGCACCGCATGGTTTAGGCCAGCCTCGAAGCCGGTTGCCGAGCACCAGCGCGTGATGACAGCGCTGATCGCGTCCGCAACCGATGAGAACGAGCCGTCGCTTGAGAGCGTGAGAGAAAGCCCTCTCTCCGCACTTGCATTGGACTGCGTTGTGGAAAGAGATGCACCTCCGGCGGGAAGCACAACTCGACCTTCGTAGTACGTTCTGTCGTGCGTGAGCACAACGCTTTGAGCGCTGCTCATGACACGTTGCCGTTCACGATGGCGATAGTCGAGGTCTGGTAGTAGATCGTCGCTATGCCCTTGTTGGCGATGACCCGGTTGCCGGTGCCAGACGTGCCGCCACGGAACAACTGCATGCCAGCGGGCTGAACCAGTAGCGTGTTCGACAGCAGAGAGGTGTTAAGCACTGTGATCGTGGTTTCCGCAGGGAGAGAAACGACAGAGATGGAGCCGCCATCGATGACCACGCACTTGCCGTTGGCAGCCGCGTTGTAGGTGCTCGTTTGCGCGATGCCAGGAGTCGATGTGCCACCGCCTCCGCCGCTCAAGGTGTAGAACTTGGCAGGATCAGGTGCCAAGCCGGAGGTGTGAGTCTCCGAGCAAACAGTCGGCGATCCTGAGACGATCACGTAGTCGCCCTGCCGATACAGCACGCTCGAAGCCCAAGGACCAAGGAAGCGAGGAACAAAGACGCCAGTCGCGTTCCACGATGCGGCAGGGTCAACAAAGTTGCCGAAGCGGACCTCCACTTCCTTGGTCGTGGGGTTGGCTCTCACCTGGGTCAGTTGGCGGAGCAGGCCGGTGTCGGTGAACAGGTCAGCCAAGAGAGAGCCAAGAGTCCTTGGCCCCTTCTCCGCATCTTCCAGGTAAGCATCGAGGATGTGAGCGCCAGTCTTGGAACTCTCGAACAGAAGCTGGTCGCCTGTGGGACGGGTGATTGGCATTCTTAACCTACACGTTGAGGATGTGCTTAATGGCGCGGACTTGCGACTTCATCTCTTCAAGCTCCCTGCGGAGAATCTCGTCGCTCTGGGAAAGGTGGTTGCGATAAAGCTCTTGGCTTGCAACGAGTGCAGCCACTTCTTCGCCAACCTTGGCGTCGATGTACTCCCTGATGTCTTGAGGAATCAGGGCTGAAAGTTGTTGTGACAAGCTCATTGAGCCTCCGAGATAGGAACGAGATTGCCAGCCTGGACTTGCTTCTCGATGTTCTCTTGCGGCATCACAGAGCTTTGTCCTCGCATCTTTTCCATGATCGCAAGCTGCTGACTCGGGCGAAGTCCATCGCGCTCAAGGTCTTGCTTGCTGATCCGGAACTGATCAACGTCTGGCACACCCATCGAGCGGATGGCTTCTTCCACCATTCGGCCAGCGTCGTACTCCATCTGAAGACCAGCCATGTTGACCGTCTGGAGAATCTGAACCCAAGTCTCCGGAGAACGAGTCGGCTCGATAGGCAAGGTTCCATCGACTACCAGGTACTCCACGTTCCCCTGGAGCATCGACACGTCAAAATCGACGTAGCCGTTGTCCACCATTCCACGGAGAAGATCATTGGTCTGACCTTCAGGAACCCGGAGAGAACCGGAGTAAGTGAGGGCGTCTTGGATGTTGCTCACCATCATCCGCACCTTCGGACGGATCGAGGTGGCGGAGATGATCCGAGCCAGTACGCCAAGTCGCTGAGAGCCAAGCTGGGAGAGTCTGCTGATCTCGGTGGCTGAGCGAATACCAGCAGTCGGCATACCTTGCTGAGCATCGCCAGCAGCAGACACCCGCTGCTTCAAGTCGGACATGAAGGACATATCCTCGTAGAAGCCACGAGTCACGTCTGGCACCTGAGCCACGTACACGCCATCGCCAGGCTTGTGTCCTGGAAGAGTACGAACGACCCCCCAAGGGTTACGATTTATCAGGTCGTGAATTGCGACCTTCGTCGGGTCTGCGAAGATGAGGTTGTTCAGCGCAGCCTGCACGTTGTCCACGCGAGAGCGCAGCAGCCATGTGCCAATCTCATGCAGGGGCATCAGGAGGTCGTACAGGCTCTGCTGATGGCTCTTGTGGGCATCAAAGCCAAAGCCAGCCGCCGTGGCAGGGATCTGCCGACCGTAGGGAGAGAGTTGCGCACGGATGACGAATCGCTCGTCAAGGATCGTGAGCACCATCCACACTTCGCCAAGGCCAGGCATCCCAAGCTCGACGCCATTGAAGCAAATCCACGCCTCATCGATGACGTGATTCCGGCCAACCTTGTAGTTCGCCAGCTTCGCTCCGTCCAGGATGTTCTGCGGATTGATGTTCCATCCCTTGCCAGTCTCCTTCGTCCAGTCATGGCTTGACCAGCCAGAGGCGAACGAGGAGTTGTTGAGCATGCTGGGGTACATGCGTAGCTTCGGGTAGAGGCCAGACCGAAGCAGGGAGGAGCTTGACGAGTGCTCGGAGAAGACGAAGAACTGCATCCTCTCCACGTCGCCAGCAGATGCCCGAGGATCGGGAAAGCTCTTCCGAGGATCGGCGTTGACGACGACGTTCGTGTTGGAGTTCGGACTCCAGACAACCTTCGTTGGAGCGAAGCCGTAGCGGATGATGTCCAGAAACTCTTGCGCCAGCTTCTGCTCGCCAGCTCCAGTTCGCATCTGCTGATGAAGCACTCGCTCCAACAGCACGGATGGCTTGCGGCTCTGCCTGTTCTGGCCCTCAAGCTGGAACATCGGATTCCGGCCAGTGATGGCTGCCATGAAGTAGGTCAGCACCGTGTCGGAGATGGCTCTCGTGTCGGAGACGACAACCTTGTTCCGGAAGGCGGTTTCTTCCGCTGGAACGTAGAGATCGTGAGCGCGATCAGCCTCTTTCCACGAGTGGTATCGCCGGGAGATCGAGTCATGGCTCATCTCGGAGATGACCTTGACGTACTCGACCAGCTTCTTCTCCTCGTCCTGAGTCAACAGGTGGGAGATGTCCTCGTAGGTCTTCATCTGCTCGAAGTAGTTCGAGAGATTGACCAGCGTCATGTCCTGCGTGACGGCTGATCTGTAGTCGAACCAGGTGGAAGAAGACGGCTGCATTGGCTCAGTCTGCAAGCCATCAGCAACCATCACCTACCTCAAACATCGCGGCGGCTTCGCGGCTTCGGGGGTTTCGGATTTCCGGGGATTCCGAGCTTCGCGGCTTCAGGGCTTCAGCCATCAGATTCCACATTACGAAATCTCGGAAGACCGGCTTCACCCTTAGAGCGGAAGATGTTCTTCACCTCTTCACCTCTTTCCATCTTCACCTCTTCCCCTTAGCTCTTCTTCCATCTACTCCTTCTTCCCTCTACTCCTTCAGCCATCTTCTCCTCTATCTCTTCAACCTTGCCCTTTGGTGAACGATCCTCGGCCATCCCCAGTGAAGGAGATAGCCGCTAGTCTTGCCCTTTGGAGCCACAGACCCTCTCAAGCCTTTTCGCGAATCACTGCTGGATGCCGGTGATGGGGCTGTTTCATCGCTATCCCGTGGTAGCCCCCTATCCATCTGCCGCCATCGTCTCGCCCGTTTTGAAGGAGCTACCCGTCCAGCAGATGTCTGTTGTTAGTCGGTGATTTACATACGGTCCTTCGGGCTGAGAAGCGCCAAGCGTTGCGCAAGTTGTGTAGTAGCATGCCACAACCCAACAACCTTGTCCAGTCATGGAACAAATCTACGAAGCCAGGTCGCCATCAGTCATCGCTGGCCTCGACTTCTTTGAAAAGAGTGGGGCAAACGCTCTTACGAAGCGCGAAGTCATTCGACATCTCCAATCGCTTGGCTTTGCAGACGCTGCCTACGTACCTGCATACCTTCTCCGCATTGGCGAAGTGGAGCCGGTGGAGATCGCAGAAGAGGTCTTCTATGTACGAAAAGGGTTCGAGCGGGATGCTGTGAGACTTGTCGAGACAACCTCGCCAGACGAAACATCTGTGGACTTGTACCGATTCTTCGGTATGTCGATGCCAGCCAAGATGATCCGCAGTGTCTGCCACTCGCCGCTGGGCATGCGCAAGGGAAAGGGCTCCGCTCATGTCGAAGAGTAGAGCGCCAAAACGCTGGCTTGGCGAGGAGAGCTTGATGCAGTGCCCGGTCAACTACTGCCTGGTGCTGGACAGGGAGGGACTGGCGAAAGTGGCGAGGCAGATTGGCCTCTCTGCCAATGAGCTTGACCCAAGCCCGAAGGCTTCGAGTGGCGCATCCACCATCCATCTGGACAACGAAGAGACAGGACACTCCATCTGCGTCGTCTACCTGAGAACCGACTCTCCGAACTTCGGCACTCCGACAGGCGTGGAGATCGTCGGCATCTTGGCGCATGAGGCCGTGCATGTCTGGCAGGCAGCGATGGAAACCATCGGAGAGTTGAAGCCAAGCTCAGAGTTCCAGGCTTACTCGATCCAGTCCATCGTCCAGTCGCTGTGCCAAAACTACTACGACCAGATGGCTCAAAAAAGCACTTGACGTAGTTGTGTGGTTGCGTTGAAATGGTGTTGTGACGGAAGCAACCGCCACACAACCTCAAGAAGGATTCCATGAACGCTACTGACAACATGCTGGACAAGACTGCCGCTGCCTACGCAGCTTCCCGGCTGAATCTCCCCAAGGGCAGTGTCCTTAAGATTCTGGAAGATTTCGGAATCGCCTGCATCGACGCCGGTCACGCCGCTGGCATCCCCAACTTCACGCTTCGTGTCGAGTCTGGCCTTGGAAGCGCCAAGCGTCTCTTCATCGCCGATGAAGGCCGCTGGGTCGAGTTCGTCGTGAAGGGTGACGCTCCCGCCAACCAAGAGCCGGAGAGCCTCATCGAGTCGCTGGACGAAGATCACGTTGACTGCTGCGGCCACTGCCAGGACGAATTTAACGCCGAGCACTCGAACTCCTTCTGGACGCCCGAAGGCATCGACCGCTCCAGCGGCCTCTCGTTCAACGAAGCCCTTGGCGCAATGAGGGATGGTGCCATCGTGTTTCGTCTGGCATCGCCGACGTTGCTGTTGGCCTTCGTGAATGGCTCTCTCGCAGTCCGCGACACGTCGGTTCCCGACGCTGGGCTGGGTACAGTCCAGTTCGAGCAGGAAGACTTCTCCGCCGACGACTGGGCAGTGCTGTGATCGGAGGCTGACGTTCTGGCTTGACCAGCGCTTTCGGCTCCAGCCTGACCTTGGCATCGATTGTGGCTGGCATTGCCTCCACAGGCTCTGCGATGACAGGTCTGATGAGCCGAGTCTTCTCCGGTCCTCTACCAACCAAGCGGGTCAAGCATCAGCGCAGCGCCTATCGCGGCAAGCGCACCGGCAAGACCTACCCCTTCTCCTCAACTCGCCAGCAAGAGCGGTATGCCCGCCACATGAAGTCTGGCTTCCTGAAACCGAACTGCAAGGACTAAACGTGATCAAGACCATCTTCTCCGCATTCGTTGCTCTCCTCTCCGCCGTTGTCCTCTCCGCCTGCGGCGGCGGTGACGTGGCCTCTCCCGACCAACTGGAACTCCAGCGCCAGATCGCCAACGACAACTCGAAGTTCAACGCTCAGCGCTGGCGTGGCGACAACGGCTACGAGCAGGCTGGCCTCCTGACTCGCGGCGATTCGACCCAGCAGCCGAAGTGCCCGCAAGGCGACGGCTGGGCCAGCGTTGACCTGATCGACGCCAAGAGCAAGGCAGTCGTCCTGAAGCTGAAGTGCTCCACCTACTCCGCATCGGTCGGTTGCTACAAGGACGAGGACTTCAAGGCTCGCCCCGTGCTGGCCAGCCAGGAGAACACCTGCAACGCAGGCATCCCCAAGGTGCTGAAGAAGCTGGAGAACTGAGCATGTTCGACTTCCTCCTCTTTCTGGCGGGAGTCGTTCTGGTCGGGGCCGGTGTCGGCCTCGGCTGGAATGCCAAGTCCTTCCTCAACTGGCTGAAGAGGCTCTGATGCCGTACATCTACCAAGGCCCGATCCCTCCGCAGCCGACTGCCTCCACTCCGGCCAACGATCCCGCCTGGACGAACTGGTGGAACTACCAGCAGTCCCTGTTCCGGCAGTACGACATCGCTGCGCGGGAGAAGCACAACGAGATCATGAAGGAGGCAGCCGACGCTCAGGCCAAGCTCGCTGCCGACATGCTCAAGCCAACGGATCGCGTCAAGCCGACCCTGGCCGAACGCATCACCGACCTCGCCACCGAGATCAAGACCAACTCCCCAACCATGAACGACGTGACGGTCATCCAAGCTGCTGAGCAGTTCTTCCGTCGCATCGGCTTCGCGTACCCCTTGTGAGGATCAACCCATGAAGATGAAGCTCCTGTTCGCCATCAATGTTGGCACCGAAGTTGCGCTCCCGGCTGGCGTCACCTTTGGCCGCTACGAGGTGGCTCTCTTGAACACCCTGACACCGAAGGAAGTGCCCATCGTGTCGAGCGACAAGACGCCGACCGTCGAGTTCGCTGCCGTCGAGGAAGGCACCTACACGGTGAAGATCACGGCCCACGACGACAAGGGCAACATCCTCGGCACTCCCGTGAAGGACACTCTGATCGTCACCAACTCCCCTGGCACTGCTCCCGGCTACTACCAGCCGCCGCTGGGCTACTCCGTGATCATGGCTCCTGCGGTGGTGGCTCTGTGAGCGCGGCTGTCGCGGCGGCTGCACGCATCCTCCAAGAGGAGTGCCATCGCGCCAGCTTCAAAGCTGGCTGGTGGGTCAGCCCGAAGACCAACGCCGTCTACACCAAGGACGAGTTGTTGGAAGTCACCGGCTGGAAGTCGCTCCTCATCCACTCCGAGGTCAGCGAAGCCGCCGAGGGCTTCCGCAAGGACAAGATGGACGATCACCTCCCGCATCGCAAGAGCGCGGAAGTTGAGTTGGCCGACGCAGCCATCCGCATCTTCGATCTGGCTGGCATGTGGGGGTTCGACCTTGGCGCTGCCATCCAAGAGAAGATGGCCTACAACGCCAATCGTGCAGATCACAAGCCTGCGAACCGACAGGCAGAGGGTGGGAAGCGCTACTGACGGATGAAGTGCAGTCAGTGCTATCACCATGACACCCGAGTCATTTCCACCAGAGAAGAGGACTCAGGGATTATTCGACGGAGAAGGGAGTGCTCCGCGTGTCTATTCAGATTCACCACGCACGAACTTCCTCCGTCGATCTTCAACACAGCAAAGCATCAGATCACCAGATCGGTAGCGCGATCTACCGGCAAGTGGGCGACGCTTGTTCGCTCAAGGAAGCTACTCAAGCCAAAGATGATTGAGGACCGAGAAGCCGGGATGTCCTATGAAGACATTGCGGAGAAGTACAAGCTCGCCTCTCCTGACATGGCTCGCTACTACACGAGAACGGAGAAACCAAGAAATGGATCAGCAAAGACAGCAAGTGAGCGTCACTCCGGGAGAAGCGGAGAACACGAGTCACTACCCGAGCCATGTCACAGACGAGCAGATCATGTACGCGGCATCGACACATCTTCAGTACCTGGACTGCACTCCGCAGATTCATGGGAGGGAAGCTCTGATTTCCTTCGCCCGTGATGTGCTGAAGCTCTCGGAAGAGAACGGGCAATGAGCGAAGTCCGTCGATTCGAGCAGCACCCAGCAAACGACATGGCGCAAGACCGATTTGCACAAATCGTCCAGGCTGGTGTTCGTGAGCAGATGCGCAAGCTGGAGGAGTTCCTCAACGAAGCAGGGCTCTACCACTCCAAGTCCAACTACACCAACGCTTCCGCCGTCGTCGTGAAGATCAACCAGGATTGGTGGGTATGGAAAACCTGAGCAAGGAGATCATGCTCCTCTCCACCGACTCCAACGATGCTGGCTTTCTGGCTGGCTTCAGGGAAGCGAGAAGTCGGGCTTGTGAGTTGGCAAAAGCGTGGGAAGAGGAGGTCACTCCCCCCACGCAAACCCCCCAACCTGCTTCGCAATCTTCCCAAACTGAGAGCCCCACCCATTCGGGTCAGCGGCAAGCTCCTTGCCTGTGAAGGCGAGTGATCCAGAGAAGTCCTTGCTCTGAAGGAAGTCTCCGATGGGGGTAGAGAACTCTCTCACCCCCGTCACCACCATCTTGGCGCAAACGTCCAAGCCCATCACGAAGCCGTCCACTTGGTCGTCGTTCTTCGATGAAGGGAAGCTCACGATCTCGTTGAGCCAGTCCTCCAGCCAATCTGCCTCCTGCGGGATGAAGACTCGACCACCCTCGATCAGCGGAGTGACCATGTTCAGGCGAGAGGTCTTGTCATGAGCACCCGGTTTCCAGCCAATCACAGCAACGCCAGAGCCGCTCCGCATCTCCTGAATCAGAGATTGGCCTGAGCCAGCATCTTCAATCCAAACTCCGCGAAGACCCTTTCCGCGATAGGTCGCATTGAACTCAATGATCTTTCGCTTGAGGTCTGGGTACTCTAGCTTGAATCTCCAGACGCGGAGAAGGTAGATGTCGCCAATCTCAGTCACTCCAAACAGCGAAATCACTGAGTAGTCGTTGACGCTCTTGGTCTTGAACGCAGTGTCAGCGGTCATTACGAGGGCGTGAAACTCTGCGGGGCGATGCTCCTCGCTGTACCTCTGGAACCAATGCTCCTTGACGATGTTGCCGCCAAGCACGTATGGCTGCTGCTGGTAAAGGGCAGAGAACTCTCGATCTCCGAGAATCTCCCGCTGCTTCAGAAGCCACTCGACACCGAATCGCTCAGGCCAAAGAGCCTCTCGACCCTCATCCTTCACGTACTTATTTGGCTGAGACATGTGCTCATGCACAGCTTCGACCAGCCTGCCATCCGAGCGAAGAACCTCTTCTGGCATGTACGCAGGATCGGTCTTTGGGAGATGGCTCCTTCGGATGTAGACGCCACGATCCTTCATGCGGAGAGCTTCAAAGTTGAGGTGAATCCACTCACCTCGCTTGAACTCTTCGCTCTCCATGATCCGGCCAGCCATGTCATCCGGATGCCACCTGGTATGGGTGACGATCTTGAACGGAGGCTGCCCATCTCGGTCTGGCTGAAGACGAGAAAGCAAGCCTGAGACGTAGAAGTTCCAAATCCGACGCCTTCTGGTGATGGAGTCAGCCTCTTCACGGCTCTTGTAAGGGTCATCCACAAACAAGCCATTGGCTCCTCGGCCAGTGGTAGTGCCATCCAAGCCAACCGCGTAGTACGCGCCACCTTCCGTTGTCTTCCAGAAGTCCACCGCTCGCGTCTCACGACTCAAATCAAAGCCAGAAAAAGCCTTGCGAGCCCTCTTGTCTACTGCGATGTCTCGCGTTCCTCGGCCAAAGGTTGTCGCCAGGTCGTTGTTGTAGGCGGAAACCATCAACTCCCGGTACGGCTTTCTCATGAGGCAGTACGCAGGGAAGTTCACCGTTCCGTTGAAGCTCTTGGCGTGGCGAGGAGGCATGGAAACAAGGAGGCTACGCACAGGATTGCCACCTGGCGATAGCAGCTTGTCCTTCTCCAGCAGATCGAGCACTTCCTGGAACTCTCTCATGAAGCCTGGGAAGGAGAACTCCGGGTACATGTAGTCCATGAACCCAGGAAAGCTGTTGCCAGCCTTCTTGAGTTGAAGCAGATACTGAGCTGCTGCGCGTTGGTCGTTACTCATCCGTCTTCTCCGTCTTCTCCGGCATCACTGGCATAAGTTCTGCTTTCGGGTTTTCACCCACAAACAGGTCTGGCCGCTCAACTCGAAGCTGTTGAAGCGTGAGAACTTTGGGATCACCCTCATTAGCTGGGAACAATCTACCTCGGTACACGCGAGGGTTGTTGCGCTTTTCCAGTCTCTTCGCCAGGTCAGCCTCTTCCTTGTTCCTCTCCTTCAGAACGGCAGCCTGATCTCGCACACCTCTGGCTGGATCGACACGAAACTCCCTGAGAGTTTTCCTGCGAATAGAGTCAATCTGAGAAGGCAGCTTGGCTCCATCCGACAAACCGCCATTGCGAGCGATGCGCTCTTGAAGAGCCTTCTGCCGACGAGCATTACTATCCCTCCAGTTCGCCATGCGCTCAGCTTCTTTGGCCTCAATCTCCTCTTCCGTGAAGCCTTTTTCTCGCCAACGGTCCTTGACGCTGATCTTCGCTCCAAATGCGGTGGCTCTTCGCCTGCCAACCTCTTCGGGTGACGTAGGTGGCTGGTACTTGCTGAACTGGCGAGAGTCCTGAGCAGCCAATTCCCTGGAGGAGATTGCAGCCTTCTCCGCGATGTACGCCTTCTCCGCGTCATCGATGGAGGTGACGTGAGCCAGCTCGGAGAGAACTTGAGCTTTCGCCTCTCTCCGCTCTCGCTTCTCCGCAACTTCGTCAAGAACCTCTCCGGTCTTGATGACGGCATCGACTGCTGTGGCCTTCTTCTTACCCAGCGCGATCATCTCCAACTCTTCTATGCTCATGTCTTCCAGCCTTTTGGTGCTGGTGTCGTCAACCGTGATGGATGAGAGCTTCGGCATCACCCGCTCAGTGAGCAGGCTGAAGAGGCGAACTTGAGTTGGGCTCCAAGTCTTCTTCCCTTCAAGAACCTGCTCGACCGTCCCCATGTTCTTCTTGACTACATCAAACATGTCTCGACGGAGTGCGGCAACTTCATCGGGGCGGATGGCACGCTTGGCGAAGAGGGCAGCCATGTTGACTGCGGCAGTCATGGAGCGAGGGTTGTGGACACCTCTCAGCTTCATCTCCTCATTCCACTTCTCAAGCTGGTCAGCAGGGACCATCACCTGATCCTCCGGCTTCGTGCCAATGGCGCTCTCGAATG